CTCGCTATCTGAATATCTATCTATAATAGCACGAGCACGTGATGCTAGAACCAATCTATACCATCGAACTTCTCGGGTATATGACATGGATCTAAATGGCTCTACGGATGTCAAATCCTGGCCTTTAACGGCCTTGGAGATGACTCGTTCCATCTCAGGGATCGGGAAATAGGTGAAGTTCACAGATTTACCCGGCCTGAAATAGATACTCCTAGAGTTATGAAGAACCCGCAATACCCAGTCCAAAGGAATTTTCCCTGACTGCACTAATGTTGATAAGATACCCAAAGAAGACAACTTGTCTTTTAGTGGGCGTTTATCTCATAACGCAGCTCCTATGATCACCCGATAAAGGGCAATAGGATGGTCGATTAGACCTTTGTTTCAAAAATAAGAAACAATGCTTAGTCGACCAGCAAAGGAATCCTGTTTGATAAACATCTTTCAGGAAACAGGGGAAACATCTTGGATACCTATAGCCGTTCGCTTAGCATATTCAACAACAGGAGCCCCGACAGACACTACAGATTTGTAAGTGTTAATAGGAACTCCAAGCTGTGACATATAGTCTAAGTACTTATGAGCCAGGGCGCTATCAAAGATGATGATATCATCACCTAAGACCTCATACCGATCCTCTCATACATCACGTCTGTTCCCTAAGGATACAGATATGTGCTGAAGAATCATATGATGAGTTAGCGCCAACATAGCCCATGAAGAAAGAGCGCCCATAGGCTGCCCAACTGCATAGTAGAGGTCATCATTAAAAGGGCCGTTCCGATAAGGACGGCCGATCAAAATAGTGACTCATAGCGAACTAAGAATAGGACCAATCAAGGAAGCAAGTAAATGCTCTTGCAACTTGATCGGCAATCTATCAGTAGCTGCGGTCAGGTCATATCCATAAGCACAACCATACTTGGTAGCCTTCTCAGTAGCTCTTTTAAAAGAGCTGTCCTGATCAAAGGTTCCATCGTTTGGAAGCTTCTGCAATATAGAGAAAAGGTACTTATGCAAGGGGTTCATAATGGACTGAGTCCAATTATCAACCATTGCAAATACCCTTATCTTTCCTGCCGCTTCTTTCTTAGCAGAGAGTTGACCTATAATAGGCCTATCTACACCATCATCACCCCACCGCGCTACTCTAGGAGCGCTTAAAGGATCTGATTCAGATCCACCTAGCATTAAACTTCGTTTAAGAGGCACTTGGTGTGTCTTTTGAGAAAGAACACTAAGATACAATTTCATCCGGTTACAACCATTAAGGTCTAGCCAGAGTAAAATTGCACCCAACACCTGCGGGTAATGGGCCAAAGCCACTGCGTCAGAAACTATCCCTTTTCAAGAGGAAGTATTTGACGGAGAAGCCTTCTCCAAGAGAAGCGGTGTCTCTACTCGCAAATCGGGGGGTCAGAAACTCATTACCGTGGCCAGCTTTGCTTTTGTATTACTACGAAACCAATCGCTAGCTCCAAGTAAGAAGTTCTGATTTCCAGAGAATGGATTCGTGATGGTTTCTAACTTAAGTGTCCCAGGGGCATTCAAAACCCTGTAGATACCAAAGATACTCAACCATAATTGGAGAGTACGAGGAGAAGAGCTACAAATAGCCCTTCTATCCCGTGTTCCAATTATAGTGGGTAAACCACACTTAGCCAAACGCGGTAGTGGCAAAACTGGTTCAATCTCTCTCAAACT